AGTGTTTCTATGAGTATTGTATTCCTCGGGAGAATCATCGTCCTTGTGATTTATCTTTTGTCTTGACATTCTTTTGTGTGTTTGTTATTTTAGTAGGCAAATCACCTTTGTGAAAGGATTGTTTATGATAACAGATATATCAAACCTGAATATAGGTAGTCTGAAGCTTGACAAAGGTTTAGTTCGTAAAGATGTTAAGATGTTTGCATGGGATGGTATCAGAGAATGTAACGGTGGTTCTGATGCCGAAGGACGTAATCCCAATGATGTTTGTCCTGCTAATAATTTGTGTTCTTATGTTAAGCGGGGTAAGTGTGCTGTTCAGGTGAAATATCTGGAAAGTCTTTATTCCTCAATTCTGAGTTCTTATTCCTATCTTGATGAAGCTATGTTGTGGAAAATAGGTATGCAGATTATACCACTTTATGTGCAGCTTGTGAAGATGCAGATTGTTGAGCTTTCTCTTGGCTCACCTGCATATACCTCGGATAAAGGGGCTGTTATTATGCACCCTGTGTATAAAGAGATTCGAGAGACGATGAAGACGATTCATATTATGTGGAAGGATTTAGACCTTGCTTTTAATTTTAAAGAGAGACCTAAGTTAGGTTGTGCTGAAGAAGACAAAAAGTCATATGAGCAAGGTGATCCTCAGTTTTATAAGAAGTTGATCAGTAGTGATAACGGTTCTCAGAAAGGAGTTATTCGATGATAAGGATTTTGTTGTTTATTTGTATAGCTGTAGCCGTTTATTCTTGGAATGGATTTTTTGCCATTCTTTGTTTCTTTGTTGTTGCTGTTGTTTTAGGTATTTTGCAGAATAAAAGATATATAACCTTGCCTGAATACAAACCTAATCCTTTCTTTGTGGGACTTAAAGAAGGATTGAACCATTTGCAGACTGGATCAACCAATCGTAGAGGAAGACGAAAATTATGAGTAATAAGATTATTAGGAGAAAGATAGTTAATAAAGAAGGATTAAAGAATCTGTTTAAGCCTGAGGATGTTTATGTTCAAACTAATCCGGATGATCTTCCTCCTTATGTTATTTACAAACCTTCTTCTTATAGAGATGGTCCTGAAGGATTTATTTCATGGTGTGAGGAAAATGTTTATACGCCAATATATCCTGTAGGTGCAGTGATGGCTGTATGGTGTCCGATGAAAGATTTGCCTGCGGAGATTAATCCGAAGACAGGCAAATCATACCGAGGTATGTGGGAAGCTCAGAAGGAGGTTGTTAGGCAAGCATTACGAATGGTTAATGGTGAGTTCATATACCGTCTTATAGTGTTGTGTTGGATGCGTGGTGAAGGTAAGTCTTTGCTTGCAGTTCTTATTCAATTATGGAAATTCTTTAATTGGTCAAAGCAGCAGATTGTTCTTGGAGCAAATTCCAAAGAGCAGATTACGTTTGTCCATTTTGATATTATGAAAGACATCATAATTAACAGCCCTAATTTGCTTTCAGCAGTTGGTAAGAAGAATATTCTTGAGAAAAAAATAAGGATTACCGATGATAAAGGAAATGATGTATCGGTTGTTAGGGCCATTTCTTCTTTCAGTGGTATTGTTTCTAATATTACTGGATACACATTTTCTGAAATCTTCGATATGAAAAATCCTAAATTTTTTGTTCAACTTGATGGGTCAATTAGAAATATTCCTAATGCTCTTGGTGTTATAGATTCCACTGTGTCTTCAAAGTCTCATATATTGTATCAGTTGTTTGATGGTTATGTCAAACGTACCAGTAAATCAGTATTCTTTCATTATCGTTTCAGTAAAAAAGGCAAGGCTGAAGACTACTGGAATCCTAACATGGATCAAAATCAGCTTGATGATTACAAGACTAAATTTCCTCTTGGAGAATTTGATAGGTATTTCCTGAATACTTGGGGTTCTGCTTCTCAGCAGATATTTACAGAAGAGATGATTAAATGCATGGAATATTTGGGTTGTGACAGTATACCTATCAATAGTATAGAAACTATGAAATGTTGTGGTCAGATCATAAAAGAGGAAAATTCAATAAAAACATTGATAGAGAAACGATACACAAATCGGTCAATGGACGAAGAACTCGGAAGGATTGAAGTTGCAAAAAAGAGGTTAATTCCACTTCCTTATTCTTTGAGAGATGAAGGGGGATTTCCTACTATGGCTAGTCTTGCTGATCTTGATAATCTAGGAAGAAAGCTTGATACTAAATGGGCTATATTAGCAGGAATAGACAGAGCTGATCCTATGAAGGTGTCAAACAGAGGAGCGAGAACAATTTTTATGTGTGTTGCTAAAGGTCTTCCTGGCAGTGGTTCTCGACCTTTCCTCATTGACGATGGACATATACCAAATTATGTTTATGTTATGCTGCATTTGGTTAATGTGGAAGATCACAGTTTGGAATCTTTGAAAAAAGCTATAACATCTTGCAAAACGGAGTATGATGGTATAGATAAGCTTTGTGGAGAGAGATGGGGCATTTGGGATTTAGTACCTTGGTGTGAAATAGAAAATATTCCTTTTGAAGCAGTTTTTCCTAGTTATGACAAACAAAAAGCAAGTTTCAGTGAGCTTTATTTGTGTGCTTCGGGTGGGAGAATCAAGATACCTCATTTAGGGGTATGGGGAAGTAAAGAAACAGACCTTATCAGGGAAGAAGCACGAGTTTTTTATCATGATCCAGATAAACATTGGTTTGGTTCTTCAGAAAAAATGGAAAGAGGCGGTGTACAAGATGATAGTATGTTCACCTTAGCATGGACTATTTATGGTGGAAGAGAGATAAGTGCCAATGATTTTAGAGAGAGAAGATCAGAGAGTTATTTCGGAACTATGATAAGAGATACAAATATTTTAGGAAACTATGCATAAAAAGTTTGACATTTGTTCTTTTTACTGATATTTAAGTGGAAAATTGAAGGATTTTCCACTTATTTTTTGTTTTTATTGTAAAAAGGAGATTTTATGCAAAAAACTGATAAAAATGCCCTAGAAGCAGCTATTGAGGCTTTGGAACAGATTCCTGATGATGTTTTGATGGGAATGAGGTTTGCCATGCCCTGGCAGCAAGATGTTCAAGAAATAAATGGTAAATCTGAAGCAAAAGACGAAGACGGATTTTTGATAAATGCTCCAGATACACCAGAAATGAGAGAACAACTACAAAGAGCTTGTTGGAACAAATTTAACAAAAATCCTTTTGTAGGAACTGCTGTAAGAGGTCAAGCTGGTCGTTTGACGGGACTTGGTTTTAATATTTCTTCTGATATATCTGATATTCAAAAAGTTATTGATGAGACGGAAAAAGATCCTCGTAATCGTTTGTACATGTACTGGACTAAGTTTGTCGGAAGATCCATTATTGAGGGAGAACTTTTTCTCTTATTGACAGTCCACGAAAATGGTTTTATTGAAACGGATTTTATTGATCCTTCAAACATAGCAGGTGGTGGAGAAGATGGAATCATCTATCATCCAGACAAATCTACTTTTCCTTTGTTCTATTTTGTAAAAAAATCAGAGGAATTACGAGACACCATTCTAATACCTTCCATTTTTATAGCATTTTATCCTGAATTGTACAAAATAGCTAAAAAACAGACTGATTTCAACGAAACTTACACAAAATATTCTAAAAGTTCTAAGAATATTTTTAATAAAATCGGAGGTTTCCGAAGATTTGTTGTTTCTTGGGACAAATCTTTCATTACACGCAGAAACATATCCTATCTGAGAACCATACTTGAATGGTTGAATCACTATGAAAATTTGAAGAAATACGAAATAGATCATAAGAAATCGGCAGGAGCTTATCTTTGGATAGTAAAAATGGAAGATGCAAAAGCATTCCGAACTTGGTTGAGCCTTTCCGATGAAGAAAGAAGAAAAACAGGTATTATGGCTAAGAAGACGCCAGGAAGTACACTTGTTCTTCCGCCTGGAATGACTGTGGAAGCTCAGAATCCTAAACTTCCAACAATCAGTGAAGGAGATACTGATATTCTTCACATGGTCACTGGAGGTCTCAATGAGCCAGAAGATATATCAACAGGACAGTCTAAGGGAACATTTGCTTCAGTGAAAGCTTCCCGAGGACCTATGTCAGATAGAACATCGGACGAAGTTGCCTATTTTGAAAGATTCTTGAGATATGATTTTTACAAATCTGTTTTTTTCCTGAAGAGTAAGGTAAGTGATTTTCCGGAAACTTTCTCCGTGCAGGAAGCTGTTGATTTTAAGGATCAAGAACCTGTATTTAAGGAAGTTGACAAAAAACCGGAAGAACTTATTGATATTTCTTTTCCGTTATCTGAGGTTAATGACGCCGAAACAAAAGCAAGAGCTTTTCTGGGTGTTAAGCATGGTTCTGTTTATGATGTACTCGGCATACCGAATGATGTTATTGCTAAAAAACTCGGATTTGGTAATTATAGAAAGATGAGGTTGCAACAAGCTTCTGAGGAGAAAAAG